ATATCTACCAAAAGAAGCTCTTCTAGGTAACGATACTTTAAACCTGACCATCCTTTGATGACAGCTTTGCAGTATTCAACAATAAATTTTTCTTCGTCTAAAGTTTCCTCGGGCTGGCGTGTTTTTTTATCAAACTTTGTAATTACACATCGTTTACGAAGTTTAAGTAATTCTTCTCTTGCAAGATAGCAAAGAGAAACTGCCATTCCAGAGTATCCCGGAAAATCAATAGCAACAGTTTTGCTTGCAGTCATGAGACTTGCGAGTGAAATGGGTGTATCAGACATCTTTGGTTCCTTTTATTAAATGAAATTTATATTTTGTAATTATAAGGGAGAGGAGGTAAAAAGTCAAGAACTTTTTTTGAGAGGAGAAAAGAAAAACCCGCCGAAGCGGGTTTTTGTGTAAAGTATAAAAGTAATTATACTCCGAAGTACTCAAGCTGAACTTCGTTTGCAACGTTAAAGTCTGTTGTGTATGCTGCAAAGTTAGTTTCAAGAGAAATAACATCTTCTACTGAGTGAGTCGGTACGTCGATGTGGCACTTGGGAATCAAGACATTGAGTCGAGGAGTATTCGCAACTGCACCACCAATTTGGAAAGTTACATTAAAGTCGTTTACAACTTTATCCAAGCCGCCCCCTGTAGTAGTCATATCGTTAAATAGTTCTACTGAAGTACCGTTATTACCTGTTGCAGTATCAAGAGTCAAGTAACAAGTAAAGTTTCCATTTACTGTTCGTCCGCCTGTTACGTGCTCAATTGGAACGTTTACAGAACCAAGTTCTTCTGGTACTAGATAAGAAATATTGTTTGAAATAGTAATATTTCCACCTGTCAACGTCAAGTTATATGAGCCTGAAGCGAATGAACTAGTGTCACCAGTATTGTCAGATACGAGAAGCTGAGTCAAACGATTTCGAATAAAGGTATTTGTATTGTTTACTGCATCATCCTTTGCGAAATCATCTGCACTTGCGCTGGAGGCTGTTTTAATACCCATCTTAAAGCCATCTGAGTTATCAAGCATAATATCCCCAGTTGCTAGAGCTGCCTGTGCGGCGGGCTGACCTGCGCCTCCAAAACCAGTAGTTTCAAGAGTCCCAGTTTTGTTAGTTGTAATTTTTACACTACCAACTGACTGCAAGTCTTTGACCTGCTTGGCAAAACCCGACCAGTTGATTGTAGCAATACCGTCTACTTCAAAATCAATCGAAGCTTCATTAAATGCAGCAGCCTCTAGCTTATAGACCATAGGATTAGTAGTACTTGTTTCCATTACAAAGTAAAGGTTACAGACTCCAAGTACCGCTCGGTTAGACTGTGCAAAGTTAATTGATTGCTTTACGGTGCTTGGAATTGCAACTGCAGGACCAAATGGTGAGTTTTCATCTGGATCTGTGCCGCGATAGAAATTACCTCCGGATGCAGAAACAGCTGCAACAGTAACAGTTACACCTTTGTCTCCTCCGCCAACCAAGGAAGCAGGAATAATAATGGTCTCGCCTGCCGTAAATCCGGTACCGCCAGAAATTACTGTTACTGAACTAACGCCTGTAGCAGTCATTACAATATCAATTTCCCAACCAACTGCAGTGCTCGGATGAGTACCTGTAGTAGTGTCAGCATCATTAATAGTATAAGTGCCCGCTGTTGCACCGGCAATATTACCGCCTCCAGTTACAGCAACAGTGGTATTAGTGCCACCAGCTCCTACAACCATACCTCCACCAGTTGTTGAATCAGAATACTTATCTGCACCTGCCATTACTGCCCAAAGAGCTTCTTCTACTGCATGATGCTCCGGGGATGATTGTGAATCTAAAAAGGGACGTACATAAGTACTGAAAGACCACTCTGCCGGGGCAAGAGAGTCTGTAAATACCCTGTTACCTCGTCTACTCAAACCATCTGAACCTTGCATTTCTGAAAGGGAGATTTCAGACTGGTTAGTAGACTGAGAGAAACTGAAACCGTCAAGTACAGGAATTTCCCATAACTTAGTATCGAATTCGATATACAGTTTCGAGTCTCTGCTAAAAAATAATTGTTCTGCCATAGCATATCTCCTAGAGATTGAAAGGGCTAGGACGTGAGCCTTTGCTCGTGCCTGCCGTTTCTAATAATGAACCTGAAGTTGCATTTCTCCCACACCAAAAGGTTCAAGAACACCTTCATCAGTTTCAATACTGATTACAAGAATATCTAAAGTAAATTGTTGATTTCCTTGCCTATCTCTGTAGGCCAATCTACCATTATTTTCGACTACAGTTTCTACATCTTCAAGTAATTTATCAAGCGCTTCTACTGCATCGGTTTCTTTTACATAACAGCGAACAGTAACAGTAAGGTATCTATCTTTATATCCACCTCCTTGGTACTCTCGCGACTCTGATCCTGCATTTAAATGTATTGCAGGAAACGTATCTACTTCATCCCAGAACTTAAGTCGAGGGTGCACATTATCATAAACATCCGATAAAAAAGCGCCTGTTTGATTTATTTTTTTTAGTTCTGTTACTAATGCTTCTACAATCGCTGATCTTCTAGTAGTATAAGTTCTGGCTGTCATTATACCCTCCTAGTATAGAATCTTCCTAAAGCAAATTGTAGCGCTATTTCCCGTATCGACATATCAATAATTTTTCGGGGATCTCTATCTGGTGAGCCTTGTCTGTAGCCCACTTCAAATGTTTGATAAGGATTTTTTTGATAAGTATATCCAATACTTGGAAATCCTGAGGGAGTTTTTAAAATATCAGTTACTCTTGGAGAGCTAGCAAATCTACCGCTTTGACTCTCTAATGCAGGGAATCCCATATTTTTTTCTACAGTGCCAGGAAGATCCCTGTTTAAAACTCCAATTAGCTGCGGTATTCTTAAGTTAGAGGGTCCGGGCTTGGCTGTTGCGCCTTGACGCTTTTTACCTCCTCCACTTCTTAAACCTTTACCTACTATTACTGCTTCGCCTCTATATTTTGCTGGCTTTTTCTTTTGTCTTGGCTTAGGTTTACTTTTCCCCTGACTTTTACTATTGTTTATTGTTTGCTTTTTTATATTTGTTTTTCTACGCTTTGAAGATCCGGTCTCATGAAGCATATTAAGCATTTTCTTCTCTACAACTTCTAAAGGAGAATCCGATGCTTTTAAATTAGCTACCTTATCACTAGATAGCTCTAGCTGTGCTAATCTTTGAAGAGCTTTTTCCAGATTACCTGCACGAGCTGCATCTGTGAATGCTTTTGATTTATTTCCTAAATCTGATTCTAAACTTACTTGTACATTTGCAATCGTGTTTCTAGTTCCTGGCCCTTTTGTAACTTTTACAAATAATTTTCCAAACTGTTCTTTCATTAGATCTTTTAGATCTTCATCTATAGTTCCAAGCCAGTCTGTGTAAATTTTTTGTGCTTTTAATGCTCTTTGTGTTGCAACTGCTGTTGCATCCGCGTGACCTACAGCTAAAAACTGAGAACGAACTTGTACTTCTTTAGTTCCGCCACCTTTAAGTTTTCTAGTTTGAGTCTCTTTTAAGCTTTCACCGTACTGTTCTTTTAAAACGTCATCTAAAGCATCTAAAAACTCTTTTTGAGCTCGTTGTTTTGCTCTACGAAAATAACTAAATACATTTCTTGTAGTTCCAGGTTTTGATGCCAAACGGAATGTAAAACTTTTAGGGGTTCCTGTACGCTCCGAAACAAGATATGCTCGTCTACCACCTGTTGGAAACTTTTGTGGGTCAAAAGCATCATAAAGATTTTTACATAGTTTAGGTACTTCTCTTTTAATTATAGTTTCTAGTTCAGGGCTGAGTGCTTTTCTTGTAGGTAATTTAAGCAATAAGCGTAGTTGTTTTCGAGCTTCTTTTTTTATTTCTGCTTCATCTATCTTAACTCTATGCGGCATGAAATCAGAAACAACTGCTCTATATTCTTCTGAATTTTTCTTTAGCGAAGCGTCTAATTTACTAGCTAAATCTCTTAAGGCTTTTTCAGACATTAAAAGTTTTTATACATATCCAGAACTCTTTTTATATGATCTGGAAAGCCTCGCCCGTCACCACTTGGAGCATTTTCCATTGTAGCCCCTTGAATTGTTCTGCGAGCTTTATGTTCATCTTTGAAATAGTAGTTAATTAAATCAATAACTGCTATTTGTAAATCTACAGGGGTTGATGCATAGCCTGCAGTATAAGTAACTTTTACCGACCCAACTCCTCGAGGCCAGTTAGAATATGCAGTTCCATTTATAGAAACAACAGTATCTGTTGCTGTTTCAAGGTACCACTTATCTGTAGATAAAGTAGCATAACTAGCATCTGGTTGATCTCTAGTTTCTACAGAGATAACATTATTAACAGGACTTTCAGTTAGTTGAACAGCATAACTGTCCCAGTCCATACTAAAAACTTCTACTTTATTTGTTGAATAAAAATCTACAAAACTATTTGCACAATAAGTTTTTACCATTTGACTCACAGATTCTATAATGCGAGTAAGTTTATAGTCATCCTTAGGACTTTGGATGCCCTCTGCGTCTTT